GCATTTTCTCCCCCAGGTTGTACTAAATTTAGACCGCCAATACTTACCGGAGATCAAATTGTAATTAATAGTGATAGAATAATTGTAAGTAGTAGAAATGGAGAAACTATACATTATTCCAAAAAGAGATATGGAATTGTAACAGACAATGAATATACAGTAGACTCTCATGGTCAGATAGTAATGACCACAAACACAAAAACAGTGATTAACAGTCCGGCAATATATCTAGGTCAATATGATCAAACAAATGAACCCGCTTTGTTGGGTCAAACAACTGTTGACTTTCTGTATGACCTTGCAGATTTAATATTAGATCACGTTCATTGGCAATATCATGAACATGTCACATCCACAACAAACACTCCTGCGGATCAATCTGGTCAAATAGCAGATTATAAAACAAGAGGTCCAAATCCATCAACTTGGAGTTAATTTATGTATACTTTACCCACACCACCATCATTAAACTTACAAAATCCACTAGGTTCTGTACCAACTCCTAGTTTGCCAAGTATTCCTCCTCTTCCAAGTGCACCAAAATTGCCTTTAAAAAGAGTATCTGGACTTGATTATAAAAAGACATTCACAGAAACGTCAACATATAAAAATTTAAAGACAAATATACCAAATACATTGCCATCAGTTCCGTCTGTTCCATCAGTACCAAAGTTTTCACTGCCATCACCTCCTTCAGTGCCATCAGTACCATCAATTCCTACTATACCACCTACACCAACACTTCCAAGTATGTCAAATTTGCCTACTGCTCCTAGTATTCCTTCAATACCAAAGGTTCCAGTACCAAATGTACCTCCAATATCATCTATTATCAAACCACCTGCATTTCCAACGATACCTAAACTTAAAATTGTACCTATTGTGCCTGGTACACCACTTTCAGTACAAGCCTCTATGATAAAACCAAGTTAATTTTGGTAAATAAATAAAACATTTTGGTATATAGTAAAATATAATTATATAACATCAACAAGTATGAAAACACAAGAATTAAAAGAGATAATCAGATCAGTAGTAAAGGAAGAACTTCAAAAGTCTCTTCCAACTCTTATTCCTAATATTTTGAGTGAAATATTAACTGGTCAAAGTAAACCAACGGTCAGTGAAAACTTTGAAAAACCAAAAGTTTCACAAAAACCAATTGAAAATGTACAACCAGCAAAAAAGACATTTAAGAAATATACAAATAATGATGCTTTAAATGCTGTCTTGAATGAAACTGTAGGAGGAGTTCCAAGAGAAGGTGCTTATGTAGGATTGATGGGCGCATTACAAAGTGAAGCTTCTAGTGGTATTAATATTAATGAATCAGTACAAATGCCGCAACAAATCACACCAGTTAATGAAGAACAATCTAAAGTACTTAATGTCATTAATAGAGACTTTAGAAAATTAATGAAAGCAGTTGATAAGAAAAAGTCATCAGGAGTTGGTGGTGGTTTAGTATCAATGTCATAATATGAATCCAATTGGTTTAACATTACCTTTAAAATCTGGCATAAATGGGTATTTTGAGCAGTCATATGACACTCTAACCCAAATTAAAGCCAACATCACTAATTTTTTCAATACTAGACCAGGTGAAAGAAGATTTAACCCTCAGTTTGGAACAAAATTATATAACTATCTATTTGAACAAAATATTGAAGGGTTTGATGAAATTTTAAAGAATGTTATTAAAGATGACATGAATTATTGGTTTCCAAATGTAATTGTAAATACTGTATTTTTAGACATTACAACCGCCCAAAAAAACAAGAACACTGATAATTATATAATAAACATAAAAATACAATTTACGGTAAACAATCAAACTGATGTACTTGGATTAACTGTAACAAGCAATTTATAATAATATGGCAGAAAAACAACCAAAATCCTTTCAACCTCTTAATAAAGATATCAGATATCTTAATAGAGATTTTGCGTCATTTAAAGCTGGTTTGATTGAGTTTTCAAAGAACTATTTTCCTAAAACTTACAAAGATTTTAGTGAAAGTTCACCAGGTACAATGTTTATTGAACAAGCCTCATATGTAGGTGATGTATTATCATACTATATTGATTATCAGTTTAAAGAATCATTGATGCCATATTCTGAAGAACGTAAAAATGTAATTGCGTTGTCTAAATATCTTGGATACAAAACTACTCCAACTAAATCATCTATAACTGAGATTGAATTATTTCAATTGATTCCATCAAAGGTTGATGCTGATGGAAATTATGTACCTGATGAAAAATATTGTTTGTCAATTAGAGAAAACATGGAGTTAATAAATAACTCTAATCAAAATTTTATTATAAGCGAACCAGTAGATTTTTCAGTTGATACTAGATTTTCTCCTAGAGAAGTTAGTGTGTACTCCAGAGATTCATTGGGAGTTCCACAATTTTTCTTGTTAAGAAAAACCGCTAAAGCATTTGCCGGTAAGATTGTAACTAAGAATTTTACTGTTGGTGCTGCTACTCCATACTACAAGATTGTATTGGAAGAAAAAAATGTAGTCAACATAATTTCAGTTATTGATGAAGATAACAATAAATGGTATGAAGCTGACTATTTGGCACAAGATGTAATTTTTACTGATGTAGATAACTCTCAAGTTACTGATGAAAATTTCTACGTCTACAAAGCAGAAGTATCAAAGATTATAAAATCATTGAAGACTTCAAGAAAGTATATAACTAGTATTACTGCGGATAATACAACTTACTTAGAATTTGGTCCTGGTTTAGATAATTATTCTGATGAAATAGTTTATCCAAATGCTTCTATTGTTGGTATTGGATTATCAAATATAAGAAATACTGATATTTCATTGGATGGAAGCAATTTCTTAAAAACAAATACATTTGGAGCTGCTCCGGCAAATACAGTTTTAACTATTAATTACATAATTGGAGGAGGGTCACTTTCAAATTGTAATGCAAATGAAATTACTAGAATTAGTTCATATCAATTGTTGAATGATGCAACATCTTTAAATCCGAATGAACAAACATTATTTAATACAGTACAACAAACTTTAAGAGTAAATAATTATACTGCTGCAGTTGGTGGTGCAGATGAAGAATCTGTAGATCAAATCAAACAAAATGCTATTTTGAATTTCACCACACAAAATAGATCTGTAACTAAGGATGATTATTTGATTAGAACTTATGCAATGCCACCAAAATACGGTTCAATTGCTAAAGCTTATATAACATCTGATACAGATTTGGTGTTGAATTTGAAAAATGATGTATCTGGATTTGTAGATTACAATAACAATACTACAGACACAAATAATTCAGTAGATAATTATTTTAGAAAAATTAATTATGATGTAACTAATCCATTTTCAGTTAATTTGTATGTTCTTGGATACAATGAAAACAAAAATTTAACACAAATTAATGAAGCTTTATTTTATAACATAAAAGAGTATTTGAAAAAGTATAGACTTTTAACTGACGGTGTGAATATTATTGACGGATATATTATTAATATTGGTGTAAATTTTAAAATTTTAACATACAACAATTATAACAAAAAAGAAGTGTTAAATAATTGTATTACTAAAGTAAAAGACTTTTTTGATATTGACAAGTGGAGTTTTTCACAACCAATTAATTTGAGTCAATTGGAACTAGAAATTGCAAGAGTAGAAGGTGTACAATCTTTAACAAATGTTGAAATTGTAAACTTAACTGCTAAAGACGGTAACTATTCACCACATGAATATGATATTTTATCTGCAACAAAAAACAAAATAATATATCCTTCATTAGATCCATGCGTTTTTGAAGTCAAATACCCTGACATAGATATCAAAGGAAACGTAGTATAATATGCATACATTTTTATATCCACAAAAAGATACATACATAACCAATGAAGTTGGATATGCCAACAAAAACTTTGGTATTGATGAAATTTTGGAGTTAAGATCTTATCCACACGTTAAAAAAGATTTATTGTTATATCAATCTGCATCTTTAACTGCGTCTTTTTATGATCGTTACGTGGCGGGATTTTCTGGATCTGTTAGTGCTTCAAATTTAGATGGCGGCACTTCATATGGATACGGAAATTTAAGATTTCATAGTTCTGCATCTATTACATTTACTGGATCATTGCTTAGTAATGCAAGTGGAACAGGTAGCTTTACTGGCTTGTTTATTGGATCACCTTTCTACGGATTTTCAACGTTGAACGGAATTAATTATGGTCAATTTGGACCACAAAACGTAGTTTTAACAAACGTAAGTGGTACAATAAGTGGTTTTAGTGGAAGTTTTTCTGGTAGTATTATTGAACATGATTTTCCTATTGCTGAGTTTAATAGATTAATTGGTAATTTCACAGGATCAATTTATAATGTAACTGGAAGTGTACGTGATTTTACAGGAGAAATATATGGTTATGCAGTAGGTTCACAGAGCTTATATGTTCCTTATACAGTATATACTGATGTTCCTGATTATAGTAGAATTTTGATTAGATTTGATTTGAATACTATTTCAGCATCTATTGCAAATAACTCAATAAACAACAATGCAAAGTTTAATTTAAAACTAAAAGCATCTAGTGTAAGTGAAATTCCTGTTGATTATATAGTTTACGGATATCCTATAAGTCAAAGTTGGACTATGGGAACTGGTAGATACTCAACAGGAGGAAATTTAGTAGGTGCAAGTTGGAATTACAAAAATTATGCCGGAGACAGTGGTTCTTTATGGTTTGATGTAAGTGATAGTCCAGTACCAAATACATCATCATTTGTAAATGAAGGAGGTACATGGTATGAAACGGTACCGTCAACATATCAATACAAATCTTCATCATTCTGTTTGAATGTTACAACTGGTAGTTCTTTGATTTGTTCACAATCATTTGATTATACTACATCTGATATCAATATGGACATCACAAATATTGTTAAAGGATGGTTATGTGGATGCGTGCCAAATGAAGGTATAATTTTGGTAAGTTCACTTGAAACAGTTGCAACTAATGGAATTGATAGCACAATCAAATTTTTTAGTAAAGAAACAAATACAATTTATCAACCTTATATTGACATTTCATGGGATGACAGTGTATATACAACAGGAAGTATGGTTCCTTTAACTGGAATTATACCATATACAGTTGTAATACAAAATCTATCAAAAGAATATAAGTTTGGAAACATTCCAAGAATTAATGTATTTGCTAGAGAAAAATATCCATTGAAGAATTTTATAAAGGGATATCAACAAATTAGTTATTTGAGCTCAAGTTTGTTGCCATCTGCATCTTATTATTGTATCAAAGATAATGAAAGTGAAAACATTGTAATTGATTTTGATGATAATACAAAACTAAGTTCTGACGGTAACATTCATTACTTTAAAATAGACACAACTGGTTTGCCTGTTGAAAGATTTTATAGAATTTTAATTAAAACAACATTTAATAATCAAACTGATATATTTGATAATGGTAATATATTTAAAATAACAAGATAATTATGTCATACCAAAAAGAAATTGAGGATTATGTTAACAATGGCACCTATGATTATAAAGTTGATTCTTTTGGAAACTTTACAATTGATGCCAACAATCCTAGTTTTAATTCTGAGTATATTTCTTTTACATTGAATGATTTTGTTTATGATTCTAAAAAAATTGAACAATTGAATCAAGTTACATTTCAAGAGTTTATACCTACAGTACAGTCTAATACGGTTATTGATATTAATATGAATGATATATTTAATCAACCTACAGATAATGATCCTGCAGTTAATAAACTAGCAATCACAACTGAAAATGCAGATGAAATTCAATATATTATACAAAAGTTACAATCTGAAAGAGATGACGCAAACAAGAAATTAAATGATATAATTTCAAGACTTGAACCACAATGAATTTTCCATATCCAACAGTAACAAATTTTACATCAAGTGTTAACACCGCTTATTATTTTAATGAGACGGATGTTAGTGTATATAACGTAAACACAAACATAAGTGAAAGTTTCTTTGGTAAATCAGAGAAAGACGTAGTAGAATTTTCTTATTATAATTTAAGTGGGGTACAAAATGGATGGACGTATAAACAACCAAAAATTATTTATATATCAGATGTAGGAAGTTATACAGACGTTGATTATAAAAAAGTAAATTACTCATACAGAAAAACAAAGACTGATTATATCAGTTATAAAAATAACTTTTTGATTGATATTCAATCTGATTTTTCTTCATCAAATGTATTTGACGGTCAACATGTTGCATCTTATAACTTTCTAAGAAACGTTGCGGGTAATCAATCATTTCCATTAATCATTTCTGAAATTTCTCCATCAAGAACTGAATTAAAATTGGTGCCTGCTTTCAATAAAGTACCAAAAACAGATGAAGAGCTATATCAAAATTTGTACTATGAATCATTTATTAGAAAATTAGTATTGGTAAATGACATCACTGATACATTAAATTCACAATTGTTTAATTATAACTGTGATTCTACATATAAGTCTACATTACAAACTTCACCTGAATCAATAAATACATTCAAAAAATCATTTGGTTTTAAGAGTGATCAAGACGCAATAACTTTTATAAATAACGTTTATAATGGCGTTGATTCTTCTACAATTGAATTATTCAATAAGATTACATTCAAGAATTTATTTGGTGTTAAGAACTTTATAAAGTACTGGTTATACACATACTCAAAGAACATAATTACATTTGATGATTTATATGTACAACTCAAGTATATTGTACAAAAGGAATATGTAAACCAGTTAAACGTTATTAATTTCTTCAACGTTGATCTTACAGATGCAATAAATTTAATCACAACAATTGTTTGGGATCAATTTGTACAAGTTGAAATCAAGAAATTAGAATTTAATTTTACTAACAAATTTTATTCTTATTATAAGAACGGAATAAATTTTGGTAACGGTGTAATTCTTAAATTTATAGATCATTCATATGATTCAAGCAATGAATCAACTGATGTACACGCAACATTGTTAGTGAAATTAGATGCGCCACTATCATTTAATTATAGTACAAAGTCAATATGTTGGATATCAAATATTAGTATTACGCCATTTGTACAAAATGTAATTCTAATAAAAGAAACAGTATCTAAAAATTATAAGATTTCCGGCCCTAATTTTTCAATCAAGATTATAAATTCAAATCAAAATACGATTGATAACGTTTCTTCCTTAGATCCAGATTTAAGTGCAGATACTCAAACAGAAATTAACATCAATAAAAAATTAGCAACATTAGATGTTGATTATTCTGATTTTTCAAACTTTGTATTATTTTCATCCGCCGCTCTAAGAATAAAGATTTTCAAGAACAAATTAAATAGACTTGATACGTTAGATAATACGTTAGAAACAATTACATCCACATCTAATTCTAGTACAACTGTTTTAAGTGCATCATATGCAACTGAATACAACACATATACTGCGGAAAGTTTATCAATCAAAAATGGATTTGATGGGTTTGAATGTTACTTGTATAGAAGTCAAAGTTTGGTTTCAGGTAGTATATCAGATACCAATTCCAATTATTATACTTATGTTTATGATGCTGAAGAATATGATATAAACAATAGGGACAGTCTAGTAAATAATACTCCAGAATATATCAAGATGGATGAAAATAACAATGATTATTTGGTATTTTTGTCAATGGTTGGACACCATTTTGATAATATCTATCAATACATCAAGTCATTTCCAATTTTAAATTCAAAGGATACAAATTCAGGAGACAGTTACTTGCCTGATATCATTTATTATCTATTAAATTCATTTGGTTGGAATACTTCCACTGATTTTGCCAACAAGAGTTTGGT